AGGGTTGTTCGTGCAGTTCCGTTTTCAGAACTTTTTTATTAATCAAGATATGACATACGAGAGCAACTCGTATGGTTTTGTGCCGTTTGGTTTTTCTGGTGTAACCGTAAACCGTACGGGAGATGGCATGGAAGCTACTCTTGTCTTCCCAAACAATGATTTATCTCGCGGATGGGCAGTTTTAGCAATTAGAGATCATTATGTTGTTGAGGTCGAAGTTTTGATTGTAGACTCAACTAATCCTTCGAGTGGTACGCATACAAGCGTGCACAGTTACACCGGGCAGATTACTGGTGGTACTTGGGACAACGTATCGCTAAATCTGCAAGTCAGCTCAGTGTTAGACGCTGTTGGAACGGACATCCCAAGGCGTGCTTTGACCAAAAAACTTGTTGGCAATTTGCCAGTGGCAAACAATGTCAGACTGCAGTGATCTGATTGGAATGCCGTATCGGCTTGGTGCTGACGGTAGTGATGGTCATATCGATTGCATCCATCTTTGCTATCGGGCATTGGAGCGTATGGGTATTGACGCGCCACCGTTTAAGCAAAGCTGGTATGAGGCAAGTAAGTGGGATGTATGCCGGGATCTAATGCGGTGGGGTTTGCGAGTTGAAAAGCCTGCGTATGATGGGGACATTCTGCTGCTACCGCAGCAATCCTGGGCATTCGCAGTCACATGGCAAAAAGGGATTCTGTATATCGGCCCGATGACGCAGAAAGTGCAGTGGTCATTGGTTCGAGCATTTACGACGTACCACTGCTTCCGTACGAAAGGCAGCTAATTGCAACGATTGGGATAACTGAAGAAGAGTATCGAGCATTTACGGCTGAGGTTAGAAGGCGTGGAGCGGTAAGACCAGCGGAGTATAGCCATATCCCTGATGTTCAGAATGAGATAAACACTACAGCACTTCTGGTCAACCTAGCGATCAGCCTTGTGCTGACTGGTGTTTCTTATCTGCTGACACCAAAGCCAAAGATGCCACGCGCTCAAGGCGGTGGTGTAACTGATCTTGGCAGCATTACAGGGGCCAATCGTTTTACGCCTTCACGCGGGTTTGAAACGCTTGCAGAGTTAGCAGATTATGCCTCGCCTGTTCCCATAATTTTTGGGATGTATAAGAACGATATTGGCGGAATGCTGGTTACGCCAAAGCTAATTTGGTCACGGATGTTTAGCCATGGAACGTCCCAAAGAGCCAAGCTTATGTTTGTTGTTGGTGAACAAGGCGTAAATGACATTGGTATTGACAAGCCAGAACTTGAAGGGATTTTTCTGGGGAATAATGCGCTGGATGCGATTTTTGAGGATAATTTTGCTTTTTACTGGCACAAGGCATCTTTTTCAGGCAATTTCCGCATCAAAGGCGGTGACAAGCAGTATGGGACGCGAAGCTCTCTTGATTCTGGTGATCCAGGAGTAGGCGGGAATGATGATGCTTTTGGTGTTGAAAATCCAGAAGGTTTTGAGCCAAATGAACTTTTTTGCCATGCCTATTCGCCTTCTAACTCTGCAGCGTTTGGGTGTTATAGTCCAATCGCAAACGGCACAAATTTTAGAGTCAACTATCAATTAAATCTTATTGCAGAAGACAGTGATAGACCGCAAAAGAAAGTAATTCTTATGCAGCGAATGAAGGTTGTTGGGGAATCTGGAGCGATTGACGGAAGCAGCCCAAATGGAAAAAATTTGAGAGATCGAGGCATTATTCCAAGGAATGCAGAGAAAGACGAACGTGAACCAATTTTTGATAAATTCCATGACGGCACTGGAAGAAACTACAGTCCACGCATGGGAATTATTGAGTACAACGGCACAAAAAATAACGACACCAATAACACATTATTTATCAACAAAACGTTTAAAACTGTAATTTCAAACGTGGCAAAAGATGATGAAATTGTGTTTTCTATAAAGAACTCAAGAATGTCTGAGAATTTTTACCAGAGAGAAGAAGGCGGGGCACCTGTTGACGACATAAATTCAACAGTCGTTTCACTGCAAGAAGAGGCTGACGGCGCAATGCAGCTTGGCGAGCACTTTATGATTGGTGGAAGTATTTGGAAAGTAACACGTAGAAAGCTGCAAAATTTTGAGCCCACAGAAAGTGGAGGCGCTGATCAAAGAATTACACTGCAATGCGTAGATACTTCGACTTCAAGATTTAAAAAGATTGGAATTGTCAGCAAAGATTTAGTCGTTGAGCCGCAGGGCACTGGCAATGAATTCATAGGAGACAGCGGTGTTGGCGATCAATCAATTGGAATTGGAGAAGGATTTTTCCCCTTAACGCAAGTTGCGATTGCAACTATCAAAAACAACAGGCCAGCCTTTATTACTGAAATTGGCCTCAAAAGCACTGTGTTTCAGCGTTTAAACGGACTGTGTAATTTCCAAAATTTGCCTGACCAAAAGGAAGTCGAAAATTCTGAAGAGGAAAACATTCAAATAAATAATGGAACGATAAGCGCAACAATTCGTCGATCTTCAATGTTTAGAATTTATGCTAGAGACGCTAGAGACAATGGATCAACTTTCCAGCCGTTTAGTCAAATCTTTGTAATCCAAGGTCAAAGCCCAAGCGCTCAATACAATTACATAAAATTTATTAATGAAGATCAGCAGCAACGCCAGCTTGAGTTTAAATTTGTGCCCTTTCCATGCTCTGAGTTTAGAGCAATTGCAGATACGGACAGATCATTTACATTTGTCATTCTAGATCAGTCAGCAAGCACTGCTAACGCTGCTGTGCCTAACACAGTTACGCTAGGGCCTGAGACGCTTAGTAATGGGCTTAGGGTTCAGATAAAAGTTTCTGGCAGAAGCTTTACCGACAAGAGAGGACTTAAAGGCAATAATGAGTTCAAAAGAGCGCCTAAAACAATTTCTGCTGTTGAAGAGCCTACATATCCAGACGGAGCTACTTTTCATTCTCCTTCTCCTGTCGTAGCAATAGGAAACATTGCGGAGGTTGGTGAAATTTTATCAAGAGTACCCGCAGGGCGAAACATTGCAAATGAAGGCATCAATAAAGGCAAATTGTCTGCTTTTTTCTATGCAATTGCTGGAAGCGCGGACAGCTACAGAAGAGAATATCTTTCTATACAAACAGTTGAGTATATAGACGGCCAGCAGGGTAAATGGCTTCATTTGCGATGGAGGCTTAGGAAAGTACTAAATGACACTGGATATGCGTCGGGCGAAACACATCGTTGGGCATTTGACGATAGTAACGGAGACTCAACAGTCACTGTTTTAGGCAGTGGTGGAGGGTTTTCTCCTGACACAATTGAAGTAAAAAGAGGGTCTGAAGGTACTGATGTAGTGAGCGGACAATCAAACTATCCAAGCACAAATCCTTTTGCCCACAATCATCCTGATGGCATAGCAATGACATTTTCAGGCATGAGGCTTGTAGTAAACACAATTACTGAAGATGTTGATTTAG